AACATGGGCGATCTCGTTCCAGTTATGGCGTTAGAGTGCGTACCAGGTGACAAGTTTGAGCTGGGCGCGGAATCACTTGTGAGATTCGCCCCGTTAGTATCTCCCGTTATGCATCGTTTCGACGTGTCAATACACTATTTCTTCGTTCCCAATCGAATATTATGGGATAACTGGGAAAAATTCATTGTCGATCCGAATACAACCTTAGTACATCCGTTCTTATCGGTTTCAGGATTCGACTACAACGACGCGGAAAAAAAATTCCTGAACTATATGGGAATTCCCGTAATGAACAATACCAATCCTAATTACTATAATCTCAATGCGTTCCCTTTCGCGGCCTATAACAGAATTTATAACGAATACTATCGCGATCAAAATATGATCGCTGAAGTACCATCCAAACTGGTAGATGGGCAAATCGGAGCTGACTTTCGAGATTACGTGGTACTACGTAAGAGAGCATGGGAGCATGATTACTTTACATCTGCACTTCCTTTCGCACAAAAAGGCGCGTCCGTATCTATACCACTTGGAGATGTTCAGTTAAAAAAGCCAATTCCTGGTTTGGAAGGCGTTTTCATAGATACGGCTACTGGTGAGGTGCCATTTAATGGTTATCTATTAAGGCAAGATGGTACTTCTGGCACTGGAGATCTTGTATTCGATGGCACAAGCAAGAAAGCACTTTATGACCCTAATGGCTCTCTCGAGGTTGATGCTACTACAATCACTGATTTGCGTCGTGCCTTCAGGCTCCAGGAATGGTTGGAAAAAGCAGCGAGATCAGGTTCAAGGTACATAGAGCATCTAAAAGCATTTTTTAATGTAAGTTCATCAGATAAAAGGCTACAACGTCCCGAATATATTACCGGCGTAAAATCTCCAGTGGTCATATCTGAAGTGCTCAATACAACTGGCGAAACAGACGGTCTGCCTCAAGGCAACATGGCCGGTCATGGTGTAGCGGTTACAACTGGTAGAAATGGATCATATTATTGTGAAGAGCATGGTTGGATTATGGGTATTATGTCTATCATGCCAAAAACAGCATATCAGCAAGGGATACATAGGAGTCTTGCGCAGAGATACGAGCCACTCGACTATTACTACCCTGAGTTCGCGCACATCGGTGAACAACCGATCTACATCGATGAAATATATGTCAATGACGAGGTCACGAACCAAAGTGAAATCTTTGGGTATATACCCAGGTATTCGGAATACAAGTACATGCCCAATCGTGTCGCTGGTGACTTCGCTGGCAATCTTTCTTACTGGCATGCAGGTCGGATATTTGAAAACAAACCTCAACTTAATGAGGACTTTATCAGTGCCGATCCAACACAAAGGATCTTCGCGGTTACAGATCCAACAGTCGATAAATTGTACGTTCATGTATTACATAAAATCAAGGCCGTGAGACCTATGCCATATTTTGGTAATCCTCACCTATAAACATGGGTAAATGCGATACTCCAATTTTCAAACAAGATGAAAACAAAGTATGGCAACAATTCCCATGCGGTAAATGTCTTATGTGCTCAAAAAATCGTGTTTCTGGTTGGTCGTTCAGGTTAGTTAAGGAGGGGGAGACTGCTGATCTCTCTCTCTTTATAACCTTGACCTATAACACAGACAATGTTCCAATAACCAGGAAAGGATACATGTCACTTGACATAGAGAAAGAAGTACCAAATAAGCATTACGAGAAACAAATGAGATCATGGCTAAAAGGAAAGCGGAAGAAAGAACCAAAAAAGAATATTCAAGTCGGTTCAGATCTTACCAACTTCTTCAAGCTATTACGCAAAAAGACATCCAGGAAGATCAGATACTATGCAGTCGGAGAATACGGAGATCACACATGGCGGCCTCATTATCACGTTATATTATTCAATGCGGAAATACAACATGTCTTAGATTCCTGGACTAAAGGTGAAGTACATTTCGGAACTGTGTCGGAAGCATCAATCGGCTATACACTAAAATACATATCCAAACCAAAGAAAGTACCACAACATCAGAACGATGATAGAGTTAGGGAGTATTCAAGAATGTCGAAAGGACTAGGAGCAAATTATCTTACTGACCAAATGAAACAATGGCATAAAAATAATCTCGATGAAAGGCTATACTTACCACTCCTGGATGGAAAAAAAGCACCTATGCCCCGATACTATAAGGAAAGGATATATACAGATCAAGAACGCGGTCACTTAAAAGGAGTTATGGAAAAACTAGCACATCAGAAAGAAGCAGAAGAAAGAAAGCTATACGGTGACAACTACGAGAAAATCAAAATTGACAGAATTAAAAACAATAAAATCAAACAAAATGCAAAAGACAAAACCGGAACAATCTAAAATCAACATGGAAGAAACTTTCGATCTTAAACCAATCAACCAGGATAAAGAAGTACAAGAACTTGACTCTGAATCAGTGAAACAATTCATTGCTTACGCGGAGCAAAAAATCATGTATAACAAGAAGATTGTAAAAAATATATTCAACGCGGAATTCTTCCCCCTGGATGGAGAAACAAACAACAAACCCTCAATGACTATTCCCGATCAAACCTTACCAATCCGCGAATTATTGGCAAGATTCGCAAAAGGTTTACCCGTCGGGGTACAAACCCCAATCTATGAGGGGGAGGATAATGAGTTACCCGATCCTAGAACATTAGACCTCGTCGATCTTCAAGAATACAAAGAACTAGCTAAAAGCGAATTGCAGGCGATTGCAGCCCGTCAAAAATCCAAACAAGGTAAACCTAAGGAAGAACCAAAACAACCCAACCTTGAGAAATCTGAAACGATTTAGCAAGGATTCCCCCCTCGGGGGGGGAATTCAAAGGGGGGGGACTATCAAAAAAAAACAATAATCAATCAAAAAAATCAGTATCGTGTCAAAACAACACATTCTTTATAACAAAGAATGGCGCGAGGGTAGGCAAGCGAAGCGGCTCTACCCGAGCACCTTTATCCCCTCACCACGTTTTCCACAGATTCCATCGGGGCCAGGCCGCGAGATTAACAAATATCAAGGCCTGGCCCTAATGGAATATGTGTGTAAACGTGGAAGAGGGATGAAGGGTGTTCGTTAGAACACAAAAAAAGCCATATATATACTTGATATATTATGGCTAATTGACACGAACACATATTTTTGGTTAAAAACCTCAAAAAATGCCGGATCAAACAAACCCAAATGGCGGCTTTATGAACGCTCTGCCCGCCATCTCAACGGCTGCTGGTGCAGCCGGATCAATCATAGGTCCAATCGCTCAATTCTTCCAAAACAAACAGAATCGCAAGTATTACCTTAGAGATCGCGACTATAACAACTGGTATAATTCACCTGAACAACAAATGGCCAGGTTAAAGGATGCAGGGTTAAACCCAAACTTAGTGTACGGATCAGGTAACGCTATCACAACGGCTTCACAACCTGCAAAGATGGATCAACCTGCACCTAAACCCGAATTCGATGCATTACAACGTGGACTTTATCAATGGCAAGATTATGCACTCAAAGAAGCAAAGATCAATCAGATTGAAAAACTGGCTAACCTGGCTGTCGAAAATACGCTTATGGCGCGGGAAAAAACTGAAGGCATCGCGCGCGCAAATCGAATGGGAGAATCATTATTCGATACCCAGGTCTCAATGGTCGAAGAAAGGCTACGAAGCCAAAAACTAGCCAATACTGGTCAAGCCTATACAAATCAACTTCGCTTACAAGAATGGGAAATCAAGGAGTTAATGAAAGAACCAAATCTTGCGAAAGCTCTTACTGATATTGCCTATACTAAAGCGAAAACAATGGTAATCCCTGCACAAATTGACAATCTAATCGCATCAACTAAAAACCTAGTATCGTCGAAGGAATTTCGCGATTTAAATGCAGATCAATTACGCATGGTAAAAGATGACATGCATCAGCTCTTACTAAACCAGGTGAAGGAATCTGAAGGCCGGAGATCATTAAACGATACCCAGTCCGTTCTAAATCGTATTAAGGCTAGATGGAAAGAAGGTGGAATGTCTGAAACAATCATATCTGACCTAATCGGGATATTAGGCCGGAGATAATCATCACTCTAAAAACAAACAAAAATGAGAAATGCAAAAAAGCGAAGCGCAAGAAGGCAAAAGCGCGTTAAGTATGTTACTATTCCTCGCGGTGGTATCAGATTGTAAAAATTAAAAAGTAGAAAAATGAACGACAAGCCGAACATGAAACAACTGGTCTACAAGATCAGAAAACCAAGAACGCCGATCATGTATGTACTTACAAAAAGTGGTCTATTTCCATCAGCCAGGACTTCGGGTATAGATGGATTACTCGAAGTAAAAAAGCTCACACATCTAGCTGAAGAAATGCCGATACTGATCGATTACACAAAATCACCCCTTACAAGAACTTTAGTAAAACCAAAATTTAAAAAATGAAGAACATTTTTAATTCAATCCAGGTAAAAGCACCAAACCGAAACGTATTCGATCTTACTCACGATGTAAAATTGACGTGTAACATGGGCGATCTCGTTCCAGTTATGGCGTTAGAGTGCGTACCAGGTGACAAGTTTGAGCTGGGCGCGGAATCACTTGTGAGATTCGCCCCGTTAGTATCTCCCGTTATGCATCGTTTCGAC